AATTCAAAATTAGTTGATGCAGAAGTAGCCATATTTTATCTCCAATCTAAGATTGCGTTACCGCACCTTTTGTTCTTTTTCTTCTATTAGCCATAATTGCACCGCAACCTCTCGCTACGGCTGTACCTGGTATTTTCTTACCATTAAATTTACGTTTAGGTGTAGACGTAGAAACACTACCACCGTTATTCATGTTACGAACTTTTGCTTTTTTAGTATTAGATACTACTGTTTTACCTTTTCTTCCTGCAACTTTCTTTTTTCTAGCAGTCTTTGCTCTTTCTGATTTGGATAAACTATTTGCTTTACTTCTTGGTAGACATCTATCTGGGTTCTTCTTGTCTTTAGACGTACCACACTTGCCCTTGATCTTACCATCAGTGCCTATGCGAACCCAATCTTGTTTTACCCAATCTTTAAGAGCACCCATTATTTTTTCTTCTTTTTCTTACCAGAACCAATAACTTTTTTTAAACTTTTTGCTTGCCCTGCGTGTAGTCGAGAAGCCTTTTTAAGACCTTTAATAACTTTTTTTACAGCAGCTTTTTTCTTTTTATTTATCATTACTTCTTCTTCTTTCCCTTCGACCCTTTAGCATAGTTGGGATCCTTACAATACTTAGAAGCCGCCATGTTAGCATATGCTGATGGGTATGTATCAAAAGTTCTTTTAGCCCATGCTTTACCAGAGGGGCATATTTTACTACCTTTTGATTTCTTAGAAGCTGCTCCACCTTTTCTGTAATATGTTAAACCTACAGGCATATCCATATTTTTTTTCTTTTGAGGAGGTTTTGAAATTTGTTTTCTCATTTGAGCACGACCCATTGCCATTAACATCTCCATCTTTTTCTTGCTTGCCGTAAACGACTATTAGGATTTTTAGCTGCTTTAGGAAACTTTTTCATTTGTCCTGCACTTCTAGCACAATATGATTTACGTCTATTTGCAGCTTTACTACCTTTTTTTACTTTACCAGTAACTGCTGTTTTTAATTTAGAACCAGGGTTATCTCTTTTGTAACGAGCAACACCTGCCTTAGTCATACCTGCACCACTTTTCGTAGATCTAAAGTATTTTTTTGTTTTAGGCGGCTGTTTGTCTCGTTTCCTAGCCATCTAATTAACCATAATTTTTACGCATAGATAGTATTATACTGTAAGTATCAGCACTAGAATGACCAACTGTTGTAAACAGTATATCTCCTGTTTTACCACTTCCAGCGTTATTTGGTAGACCACCAAACGCTGAATAATCGTGATGACCAGATTGATTTTCACCTAACTGCATCACAAAAACATTTGAAGTAGCATCAAAAAATATACTAACTTTCATACCTATACACTGCCACCATATCTTTTCTATGGTCACACCTGTACAAGTTTCTCCATTTGGTCCTGCACTTAAAGCACTTACATCAACTTTAGCAACGGCACTTTCTCCTGAACCATCACTAATGTTAGTAAATTTCATTATAAGATTTTTAACACCATCTTGTATCGTTTGACTTGTTACCGCATCAGCCATTTACATCTCCTTATTTAAAAGGGGGATTTCTCCCCCTATGATTAATAAACTGAGTACTCTATTTCAAGAGTGCCTCTAAAAGCTGTTAAGGCGGTATCACAAGTAGAACCTGCACCCATATACAAGTTTTTACTTGCTATTGCTGCACTTATATTAGGTGTAAACACATGAAAAGTACCAGCAGTGGCATCAAGATCAATGTCAACTTCAGTTACGGAATCAGTAGCAGAAATTCTTGGATTAAATGATGCAACACCAGCACCTACAATTTCTGTGCCTGAAGATATACCAGAGTTAGTGGCTGTACCTGAAGTTGCACTTAATTGTAAGTTAGCTAATGAATTAGCATCACTAGCAGCAGCAGTTGTAATACCAAGAACTACTTTATGAATAAAGAATTTAGTTGCTGTAACTAAAGCGTCTGGATGATCGGTGTTTAATTCACCTAATTCTACAAGAACATCATTGTCTGCATAAGTCGTACCTGCTGCGTTAGTACCAGCTAAACTGATTGCAAATGTTTGAATTTTTCTTGTTCCTAATGAAATTAATTGTCCAGTTGAATTTACGGAAAAGCCAGTTTGTGTAATAGCACCAGTAGTGCTGCTTTCATTAATTACGTTAAAACCGCCCTTTGATCGTATTGGACCTGAAAAAGTTGTATTAGCCATGTTAATCTCCTTGTCTTGGCAAATGTCAGTCACACAATGCAACTGTCAAGAATAAATTATTATAACAAGTAATTTAAAAAAATAAAGGGCGACTTTAGCCGCCCTCTAATAAAATAAATTTTATTGTATATTAAGCTCCTGGGGAACCAAACACACAACGAGGATCAGAGAAACCAAAAGAATAACGCTCACGAGCCTTAAACCTCATGTTTCCTGTATCAAAATCAGCTTCCATGTTTGTAGCTAATGCACTACGCTCAAACATTTTAAAACCATTAGGAGCATCAGTCTTGATGAAAAACGCATCGGTATCTGTTAAGAAATGGTTAATTGTATAACCATCAGGTAACATACCCATATTTCTATGTGCGTTTACATCATTGTCTGCTGTTCCTGGTCTTAAAGTTGACTCTAACAAACGATCTGCAACAAACTGAAGTGCAGGTGGTACAATTAACTTAATACCACGCATCGCAACAATCATGTTTCTCTCGTCAACAAATGCTGCAATGTCAATGAGAGCGTTCTCAAGAGAAGTCTCATTTAAATCTGCCGCAGTTGAAGGCTCGTTTCTAAAAGTACCACCACCTGTTAATGGGTGGTCAGTTGCACAAAGTTCTTTGCCATCACCGCCAGTAAAAGAAGAACTGAACGCATTGTTAAGCGTTGCAGCAGCTTTCACTTGCTTTGTGTGAGCCATTGAACGTGCAAGGGCTTTTGTGTAACGAGATCCAAGTTTATCATATAGATTGTCTTCGATTGCTTCTTCAGTCAAACTAAATGCCAAAGCAATAGTTTCGTGAGTATACCTTGCAGTATATGCTTCACTTGCTGAATCGAACTGAACTCCAGCACCTTCTGATTTAGTTGGAGCGTTACCAAAACCAGAGAGCATTACCTCTTCTTCAAACGCTCTGTCTGAAGATTCAGTATCATAGATCTCTGCGTGTTCGTTCTCGTAACGTGAGTACTCCATACCAAAAAGTGCATTAAGGCCAGGTTCTAACTCTTTAGCGAGTTGTGCTCTTGAAATTGCCATATCTCAATCCTTCCTTATGCTAATCCAACTTGTTTTGCACCAAACAAGTGATTTTGAATGACAACTAGAACATTAGTCGCATCAGATGAAACGTCTGAGTTTTCAGGGTCTTCTGAAATATCAATACATTTTAAAGATAAAGTAGCAGTGGTTGCACCATCAGCTACATTTAACTCTGCTCCTGAAATACCAGTAGTCGTACTTCCAGCACTTGTATAAACAATATCAAAGTTACCTAACAAATCAGCGATTGGGAATGCAGCATTACATTGAATTTCAAAAATAACCATAGGATCATCGATGATAAAAGCAATGATATCTGAAGCATTCGTGCTTGCAGGGTAAAAGTTGCTAAATTTCTGCTCACCTGTAGTAGGGTCAGTATATTGGCAACCGTTGAATACACCAATGATGGGTACTGTTCCACCATCAGCGTGTACTTCTATACCGCCACCTGTAACTTGAGCTACCATGTCACCTTGAAAAATAGCTGTGTCATAGTTTGCTGCAATTCGATAACGGCTTTGTCCTCCAGTATAGGGTGTTCCACCTATTCTTTTTACAGGACGCATACCAAAAGCGGCATCTTTATTTGCCATCTTTATATCTCCTTATATTAAGATTTATCTGGCCTTTGGGAACCAAAGGTTACAGAAGATTTACGTTGTGGTTTTTGCTTTGGCATCGCTGGATTGTTTTCACTCATCCAATCACGATCCACAGCATCCATTTGATTTTGAGCCACTTGATTATAGTGTTTATTCCGCTGTTCTACAATTTCTTCAGGTATTCTTGCTAAAATTAAACCGCCAACTCCAATGCAGCCAGCGTTTTTACCTTCATCAATTACAGGTGCGTCAAATTCAGGATGTTCATCTGCACGAACAAGTTCCCATCCTTCTCGTCTTTTTTTATGGACGTTATTCCTATCATCATAATCCATGACGCTTTCTCTTATCCACCTGTGTTTATACCCTATAGGTGCATCTGGGGCATCAAGAGTTGAGGGAGGCTTCCATTCTGGTACACGTTCAGTTTTTTCACGAGTTGCTGTTTCTCGGCTTGTGCGGTCAGACATTACGATCTCCTACTCTCTATTTTCATAACTTCTTGAGCGTACTTCTCTAAGGGTATATTCAGCTTTTTAGCAAGTGCGACTTGACCTTTCGTAAGTTCTACGCTTTTTTTCCGTCCAGATTTTACAGACCGTCCAGTATTGGACGCAGGAGTTACAGCTTGGACGTTTGACCTTTGCTCCTGTTTTATTTCTCCAAATTCTTCTCTATTTGGAAAATAACCTTTTAAACGCTTATCAAGTTCATTGTAATAGTCTTGACCCATAAAACCATTATCATCTGGATAAAAACCTTCAGTAACTAACTGTTGATGAACTCCTTGTGCGGCATTTGTAAGTATTGTGTCTTTCATAAACCAATTGTTATTAGACATCCACCCCTGAAGATTAGAATCATTTTTTATATCTGGTTTTCTAGGTTGAGGTTGTGCTTGTTGTTGTGGCTGTTGTGCTTGTTGTTGTTCCTGTTGAGCTATTTCTTGTTGCGAGACTTCTTGCCTTCTTTTTTGTTTGCCAAGTTCTTCTTCTTGGACGGCAAGTTTGGCGAGGATGCTTTGGGCTTCTGCGACTTTTTCCATATCGCCAGCTTCGTGAGCTTCTGCCATAACTTTTTTAGTTTGAGCAACCTGGCTTGTAACACGGCTTTCAAATTCATTTAAATATCCTTGGTCTAGTGTATTTAATTTAGAACGTAAGTTATTATTTTCTTCTTGAATAGTCTTAGCCCATTGAACAGCAGCTTCTGCTTCTTCTGCAGCCGACTTTCTTTGATGAATAAGTTTGTTTATTCTTTTTTGAACTTTTTCACTATATTCCTGAAGATCTTCTTCACTATCCTGAACATTTGTTCGGGTTGTTTCTTGATTTTCTTGTTGTTTTTCTCCTTCAACCACAACAGCTTCTTCAGCGTTGTCTTCAGGCAAATCAACCATTAAACCTTCTTCTTCTTTTTCGACTACATTTTCATTTATAGTATTCATAGCTTTTCCTTTAATTAATCTTATACATAAGAAATGTCTGCTGGGTCAAGTATTGTTCCTATAATATTGTCATCATTTATAATACGAACCTCTAAACCATCAACTTTAAACCGATTTCCAGCATATCTTCCCATAATTACCCAACTTTTCTCACTGCACCACGCACCAGATGGGAATTTATCAACGTCTTTATACGCATCAGGGCCAAGTCTTACCACATATGCACACACGCTAGAGAACGACTCTCTATCTCTTGTTGCATCTGGAACAATAAGACCACCCTTTGTTTTTTCTGGAAGATACCAAGGAATAACAAGAACTCTATACCCTGTTGGTTGAGGTAATCTGTCGATAATAGACGGCTCAAATTTAGAAGGGTCTTTAGAGTTTTTATTTTCTTTTGCTTCAGGAAAAGCTTTATTTATAGCTTTTGGAATTTCAGAGGTTCTTCCCCTCTGCTTATTTAAAGTACCTACCATGTGATCTGGCACATATAGTTTTTTATTCATCTTCTTCGATGCCTTTCATCGTGGCTTTAATTTCTTCTTCTGCATAGGTCAAGCCACGCATCTGACCTACAACAAACCGATAGTCCTCTATTGTAGAGGCTCCACCATCCGTTAAATAGTCTGAGATAGACTTTTTTTGTTCACGAATGCTTTTTAATAATTTTTGTGCTAACGAAACTGAATCCATTTTATACTAAGTATTGTTATGTTTTTTTAATTGTTACTATATATATGTATAAAATACCACAAAAAAATGGGGTGAACAAGTCACCCCTAGTTTTAGGCTAAAAATGAAAAAAGCAAATCACTGTACCATACTTACAGCTTTTTGTGTAGTCTCTTCATTTCTTCTAGTCCAACCACGACCAAAAGTTTTAAAAGTTGATAAACCTTCATAAAACTCCTGACGTATTTTCCCAAATTGCTCAACCATAAATTTAGGGTCTTGATTTTCTATTAAGGCAAGGCTCTTTGGTCCTATAGCTCCATCTTGGTTTGCACCAATAATCTTTTGTATTGCTTTAGCTGCACGACCTGTACCGCTATTCACACCCCAATCAAACGCACAAAAATCTAAACCGCTAGGGAGGTCGTCACATTTGAGTCTCGACCAGTAATTTTTTTTATAGATAGGAGCAACGTCTTCAACTGTAAGGTCTTTCATATCTTTTGTACCGCCCCACTCTTCATAGACCTTCTTA